TTCAAGGAAGTGCAATTGGTCAACGATTTCAATCCTTCATCGGTGATTCCATAGCAATAGGTAAGGTTCAAGGAAGTACAATTGGTTAACGATTTCAATCCCTCGTCGGTGATTCCATAGCAATAGGTAAGGTTCAAGGAAGTACAATTGACTAACGATTTCAATCCCTCGTCGGTGACATCGTTGCACGATGAAAGGTTCAAGTTGGAGAACGAATAAGTCTCGGTTATATATTCAATTAAATTTTCGTTTCTGATTTTCACCTCACAATTCCATCGATTTTTCCTCACGATCGTCAGGAAGGTTTTGTTGGTCTGAGAGAATCGTATCAAGTCGTCGAATTGTAATCTAGACAGTACTTCGATCAAACAATCTTCTGGAAGGTTCATTTTCTCGAGAAAATTCTGTCGGTAGATTGATTACTAACATGTCACTTTCAGTTTTAGTTTGTCCACGCGACTTTCGCCAGTGGTTGAAATGCAAAACAGGAACCAGAAGACGATGAAGGAATATGTCAATCGCAAAGCAGTGAAGTCTGAACGTTAACTAGTTTCATTTTCTTGAACATCGCCCTCGTACCGATCGGTACGAATTATTTCTCTTCTTTTCCATTTCCCTCCTCTTTCTTTCCTCCACTCTTTCCTTCGGCCTTCGGTTCCTTACTACAATTCTTGATGACGCGGAAATCTACGGTCAGGGTCGACGTGTCGATTCCCAAGGCTCGTACTTTCTCTTCCAGTTCTCCGAGAAAATTACCGCAGATTTCGGGTGTTCGAGACATGATCCAGAAGTACCTTCCGCCGTCGCCGAGAATACTGAACCTATCGTAGTCCGTCATCAAAATGTATAAATTCGACGACTTCTTTCCCTGAGAATCGATCATCTGGAAAAGTGAAGGGTCTTGGGTTGGAATCATGGTTCCGGTTCTCGTCAAGGATTTTTTGTATTCCCCTTTCACGTAACATGCGTTCCGGTAGGCGATGGAACCGTCGGGCGCGTTCGCGTACTGGGTGATGACGTTGTCACAAGTCGTTGGTTTCCCTTGAATCTGTCTCCAGACGGATTTTTCACCCCTAGCGTTGGTCGCAATGTGGTACCAGTATTTGGATGGATCAAAGTACCTGGTCTGATCCAAAGTCGTTCCCTTACCCCGTTCGTACATTTATAATTGCGCAAAATAAAACAATCGTAAAACCAACCATGGGAATACACAAGTTCTTTTCTTTTCTTAAGAGTATGGGAAGGAAGCGCCAGAACGAACTTGAGGTTCTGAAGGCCGCACTCGATCCAACGGAGGACGAACTTAGGCAGATTCACCGATTACAAGTTGAAGTCTCGGTCTTACGGAAGGTGTTTTCTTCGTACGGCCCAAAGAATCCCGCCTATCTCTACATTGACGCCAATTCCCTTTGTTACAAGGCGTTGGATCCAATCTACTCTTCGGGAGACTTTAGGTCGAAGGAACTTGTCGAGAAGATTAAGAAACGGGGTATCGAAAAGACGCACAGAAAATGTTACGCGCTCGTTTGGACGTTTCTTAGGGAGATCATCGACAAGATCGAACCAAAGAACGTGTACATTGCGTTCGACGGTCCCGTCAATTTGGCCAAGATGTCGCAGCAGAAGGGTAGGCGTTACGAAACGGGGATGAACCTACATGAGGAATCGACGTTCGACACGGCAGCCATTACGCCGGGAACCACGTGGATGGAAGGTCTTTCCAAATACTTGAAAAGCGAACTTGAGGTGTACATGAAGATGGACTACGCCGGTCACCGTCCGGAGAGAGTCACGTTCTCGTCCCACCTCGTGTCTGGGGAGGGTGAACACAAGATTATGGACCACATTAGAAAAACTTCGTTCTCGATGGATGATGAAATCGTCGTGTACGGCCAGGACTCAGACATCGTTCTCCTTTGCATGGCAATCATCGAGACTAAACGTGCGAACAAGATTACGATTTGTACGGAAGTTGACTCCCCGAAGCTTACCCGACTCTACGAGAAGAGGAAAATTCAGAATACTAGGTATATTAATCTTCCTTTCGTTTCCGTGAATACTTTGTACTCCGCATTGCGTTACTTGGGCTTCGACCGACCGAACGCCGTCTCCGACTTCATCTTTTGCATGACCGCTATTGGAAACGACTTCGTCCCCCGCCCTTTGGCGATGTCCGACGTTCCCGTCGTTGCGGAAGCCCTCCTCGAAGCCCTCGCCGAAGTCTTCCAAGACGACCCGTCGGGGTTCATCTACGACCACGAAAGGGGAATCGACTGGGAGAATTTCGCAAAGTTTCTAGAGGTGTTCGTCGGAAACGATAGGGAACTCGATTACATTTTGAGTTACCGAAGACGGGATGGGGAAAGTCCAAACCGCGTCATCGAAGCCGCCAGAGTTGACGGAATTTGGAACGAGGAGTTGTCGCCCGAGAGATTTCGTAATGCGTGGTATTCGAACGCACTCCGTACCAGTGAGATTTCGATGGTGGACGTTGCCGAGATGTGTACGGAGTTCCTACGGGGGTTCGTTTGGACTTCTGCCTACTACTTCCAAGGACAGGACAACGTAACTTGGGGTTGGCACTATCCGTTCGCTTACCCTCCCCTCCTCGAAGACGTTCTCGAATGTTGTTCGTTCTTGCTTGAGTCGGGTGTCCTCGGTAGTGTCCTCCAAGTTCCCCTCTACGCGGGAACGAAAACGAACGCAGCCGAACAACTCGTCGCCGTCATGCACCCAAGGTCCCTCCAATGGATTCCCGAGAACTTGAGAGTTTGTTGGTCGAACAGAAGTTACCTCCGCGACCTCATGCCCCAATCGATAATCATCGACAAGGACGGCCTCGTCCCCAACGAAGTCGTTACGGAACGGTACACGACGGGAATCCCCTCGTCCGAAGTCGAAATCATAGTCGTAATGAAGTCGTCGCAAATCCCAGAAGAGTTCGTCAAGTACTTGGTTTCCAAAACCCCAAAGAAGTCTGGCTTCGAGTTCGTCTTCCGGTTTCGGGACGTCTACGAGGTACCCGACTCACTCCTCGAACTCGGGGAAGGCGATCTCAGAAACGTCGACTCCGTTTCTTTCGACTACGAACGCTTGGTCAAGGCCTCGATTGGCTGGACGGGAGCCAAAGTGTTCCCACCGATCGACATGGACCGTATTCGTTCCGAGTTGAAACGACTTTCAGTCGAGAAAATTGAAGAAGAGGAAGACGTAACTTACAAGGTCCGAACCGTCAAGAAACCAGTCGAACCAAGATCGATGAAAGGACGAGGAATGCCTCCCATAAGAGGAACGACGACCCGAGGAGGAACCGCCGGACAACCGTCGAGGGGGCGCGGTTCGTCAAGGGGAACGGGTGAACGCTACATAAGCAACATCGTTCGAACGAGACACTAATTTTGTAGATCTACAAAATTTACTCACTATCTTCGGCGCTTTCCGAGGACTCTTCGCCAGAACTGTAGTCGGAAGGATCTTCGTCTTCTTCGGAGGAGGACTCTTCTGAAGACTCTTCGAGCGAACCAGAGTTGAGGGTTTCCCCTTCACCAGACTCGTTCTCGCCTTCGCCGAGGTCAATGTCCTCTTCGTCTTCGATGTCTTGGAGGTCGAGGATTTCTTCGTCGCTGCCAAGGTCAACGTCAATTTCGTCGTCCTCTTCGGGTCGTCCTTCGTCCTCGTCCTCGTCAAGGCGTCGGGTCGTTCTCGTTTTCTTCTTCTTGGCGTCCTGTTCGCGTTTTCTCTCTTCGATGATGTCGGAGAACTCTTGGGCGATAATGTCGATGGTGGCGGGGTTGTACTTGTTCTTGGGCATAACTCCGACGTTGGGTTCGTAGTTGCTACTCATGCCCTTCTTGGTCTTTTCGTTAAGCCAGAATATACCCGAAAGACCTTCAAACTTTTCGTCGACGGCACGGTACGCGACGGGGAAGTCGTCTTTCGTCTCGACGGGAAGGAAGTTCTTTGGGGGGTCGACGAAGGGGAGGGGTTTGTTTCGGACGTAGAGGCTAATCAAGTCGCGGTCGCCAACTCGCCTTCCCCCGTGTTTTGCGTCGTTCTTCGAGGCCAAGTACTCTTCGTCGAGGAAAAGGATTTTCTGGTTGTTCCCGTCGAGGTCGACTGTCGTTCCGTCCATGAAGCAGCGGGGGTAGTAGCCGGGAAACGACCGTTTCAAACCAAGTTTGAGTTGTTCCTTCGTTACACTCTTCAAGACGGTACTCTTCTTGGCGAGGAGGTTGGAGATCTGGTTGTAGCTCGACCCATACTTGATGGAATTGAAGAGGTAGCAGTTTCCAAACGTGTACATGCCGCGGCGGAAGAAACGACCGGCCATCTGATGGGTGTCGATGGGGGAGAAGTCGCGGAGGACGATTGACGTTCGGGGGCGACCGGTCGGGGAGACGTCGTGGAGATCGATACCAACTCCAAGTTGGACGGAAATCAAAAGGACTCGGTACTTGCCATTGTCAGCCTGGTATAGGCGAACTATATCTTCCTTCTTGGCTGGAGTGTTCGCACTGGCTCCCGTCAAAACGAGGCAAGTGTAGCCGGGTCCGAGTTCGTTATCCGCTTCGAAGAGTTTCTTCGCGTAGGGAAGTACTTTCTCACTGAACCTTGACGAAAAACAAACCTTCGAGCTCGGGTCTTTCTTGAGGACGTCCTTGAGGAACTTTACGGAAGTGTAGACGCAGGCGAGTTGGGAGAGGATGAGTCCCTTGTTCATCTCCTGAAGTCGGTTCAGTGTTTCTTCCGGGGCTTGTCCGGAAAGGTAGAGGAGGGCGAGTTTGTACGTTCGGTCGTCCTCGGCACGGTCAAAGTCGAAGAACCCGTTGAAGGTAAGTCTTGGGATGAACGACTTCATCTCCGACGTGATTAAATCAAAGAGAACTTTCTTCGTTAGACTGTACATGATACTGTCCACGATCGCCACTTCTCGGGAACCGGGTTTTGGTCGGATGGGACGGAGGTTTTTGTCGTAGAGTTTTATGCCGAGTTCACGTTCTACTTGCCGGATCTCCTTGGTCTTGCTGAACCCCTTGGCGAGAACCTTAATTTCTTCGAGGAGTTTCATGTAGTTGGTGGTGTCCAAGTTTTCCTTCGAACCCGCGATGAGTTTTCCGTTGACGTAGCCAAGGTTGATGAGGAAGCCGAGGGCCTGTTTTTCCTTGTCCATTTGGGTGGCCGAACAGACGAGGACGCGGGAACGAAACTTCTTGGGTTCCGTGTCGATTTCCCCGGCACGGTAGGCGTCAACTTTCTCGCGGTACTCAACGTACTGGTCGACGATGTACTTGATGAGGGTACCGACTGCCTTCGCCCTGTTGCTCATGTTCTTTGCGAAGTGGTACTCGTCGCACACCAAAAGGACCCCTTCTTCGACCATTTCCCTAAAGTCGTCGCCAATCTCGTAGTCACGTAGTGCTTTCGGATTATCTGGGTTCTTGTATGATTCGAGGAAGCCGTCCTCTCCCCTCATAATCTCGGCGTAACTACGAATCATACTAATCTCCGGCGTGTTCGTGTAGGCGCGATTCTTCGACAGGATATTCTCTGTAATACTCGACGGGGAAATGACGAACAACGGAACACCAAGTTCCTTCGCCAACGAAAAGAAGACGAACGTCTTTCCAAGTCCAGTCTCGGAGGAGTCTCGACAGACGGGCGAATACTTGGTGATTTTTAGAAGTCGTCGGAGGTGGTCTTGTTGATCGTCGGCGAGTTTGTAGGGACCCTTGACTGGCTTCACAACCGTTAGGGTTTCCCGTTCCTCGGGTTCGATGTGCTTCTTTTCCTCCTCTTGTTGGATCTGTTTGAGTAGATCAGCGAACGTTCCTCTATTAGATTTCATTTACTTTCACCTTTATAGTCGGTAGTATATTTTTGAAACCGCTTTTCTTTTTTGTTCGACTTTTCCTTTTAAACCATGGGGTACATGTACACGGATTCCCTTAGGGGACTTCTTATATTTTCCATCGTTGTTGAAGTCGTGTCCGTCACGTTCCAGATCCTATCCATGTTGGGGTGGGATGGTGTGGGGGAAACCTTCGTTGAAATCATCCACTCGACGGGCATCCACATTGCGTACGCTTGCGTTTCGGCGTTCACGGTGATTTTGAACTCCATCATCTTGTATTCCCTTTGCGGGGTCGACGATATCTACTACTTCGAGGAGTCTCGATTTGACTCGGCTGAATTCTAATCGACACGGTTCCGTGTCGCTCAGGAAAGACTTTCTAGGTTGGTTTGGATTTCGTCGAGGATGGTTTCGGTCGTGACGAGCGGTAACTTGGAGATCACTTTCCAAAAGCCAAGCCGTTGGGCAATCATGACGACGTACCCGTAACTTACCTCCGTTTTGTTTTCCCTTGCCCAAAGGTATGATTTGTAGGTTACGGGGATGAGGTCACGGGGAACTGGGACGCCGTACAAGAGGAGTTGGATCTCTCCGGACAAGTCGGGGTACCACAACGACTTCCCAAGGGACTCCGACTTTTTGTTCAGGATTTTGGAGAACCCCTTCTTCTCGATACGGAGCTTGGCCTCTTGTGTGATGTCCAAGGACTTGTCCGACATGAGTTTTAGTTGGTCGACGAGTTCACGGTAGGAGAGCCCTTCGAGGACGTCGGGTTGTCGTCCGAAAACTTCGAAGATGATGGTCTTCAAATTTTCCTTCGAAAAGTACTTGTATTTTTTGACGGAATCCCAGTCGATGTACCCGTCCGTTCCCTTCGTTACCCGATACTTCAAGACGAGTTCGGGTAACGACAGGGTTTCCCCGTCGAGGGCGGAGGCCAACGCTTCCCTCGACCAACCGTACTCTTCCAAGTAGTCGTTCCTCTCGAACTTTCGACCCGCTTGAAGGCTAACGCTTTCGTCGAGTACCCAGGGGAGAACCCCCAAGTTGAACGTCTTCGTCGTCAAGGGAAGTTTTCCCCGCCTTGCCAAGTAGTAGATGGAAGATGGGTTGACGGCAACCCCATCCCTAAACTTGTAACCCAACTTTTCGTAGTAGTCCACGCAAGACCTCACGATGGTGCTTGGCGAATCGACAACGAGCGTAAGGAAGACGGGACGTAGACCCCGTTCCAAATAGTACGACAAGACTGGACTCGCTTCGCCTTCTTGTTTGAAGCAACTTCGGTACACCTTTTCGCGTAACTTTCTGACGTAGCCGGAATAGTCCTTCGTGAATTCCTTTTGTTGGTTTTCCAAGTACTCGGCGACGAACGACCCGTCCACCGTCTGGGACTCAACCCAAACTTGGAACCCATCCTTCAAGTCGTCCCAGACGGACGCAAACCAACCCAAATCCTCTTCCAACGACGGGAAGAGACTGTTCTCGACTAGTCTTACAGGGAGGCTTTTCTTGTTCTCGATGAGGCGGACTTCGTCGGAAAGGAAGAACGTATTGGTTTCGTCAACGATAGTACTGAACACAAATTCTGTCATTTATTTCACTCGATCGAATGAATTTACTTCTTCTTTTTCCTCAAGGTGAGGTCACGGGTGGCCCCGGGCTTTCTAACGGGATTCGCGTTTCTCTTGTAATCCCTTTCCTTCACTTCGCGGTGCTTTTTGGGTTCCCGGTCAAACTTCATGGTTGAAACGTCAATCTTCTCGGGACCAACCCAAGTGATTTGGAGGATTTCCGCCATCTTGTCGGGTCCGTACTTGAGGGTGGATTGTTTGAGTAAAGCGAGTTTCGTGTGGACACCCTTCCGTTCGAAGAGGCGGGTGATGATGGCGAGGTAGCCAGCACGACCGGCTTCCGTTTGGTAGTTTGGTCTTTGGGATTTCGCCGTCTTCACGCACAACTGGATGAAGTCGCCAAGTTCCCGTTCTCCAACCTTCTTTTCGGGGTTGTTGATGACGTAATTTCTGAGGAGGTTAAGTTGTTTCGAGTACCTTGAATAGTACTGAACGACTTCGACTTGCCTCATGGGATTAAGCATGGCTAGAAAGTAGGGAGTTACGACTTCGGCAACCATCGTGTAGGGTTCGTCCGTGACTTTTTCCGAGGGGAGAGACGCAACGACTTCTCCGGGAAACAACGTCCTTCCGGCCATGACGGACGCGAACAACGCCTTCAGAACCTTCGACGCGTCCTTCTCGCCCGTAAACGAAGCAAAGTCCAAGAGGGGGTAGTACGTTTTTAAATTCCTAAGAGTTGTCCGTTGGGTCGCAGTCGAGTAGACGGAGATGGCGTCAACGTAAAGTTTAAACATGTCGCCGTCGTAGTTGCCACGGGAAAAGAAGTCGGACCGCCAAGCGTACGCCGGGGACTGCAACTGGACGGAATAAAAGTAGTGTTTCGTTGTTTCCGACCCGTCCAGGGCAACCTCCTTTCTCGTGATCCGTTTGGTTAGAATGATGGACTCCCCGTAAAAGTTCCTTTCTCCCTCGCCGAGATCAGTTTCGTTCTTGGTTAGTCCGTGACGAAGGATGCGACTCGCTTCGTCAACGCTAAGGTTCGTCTGGGGGAACGTGATGAACGGGTTCAACTTCGTGTTTCCAAACGCCGGGGAGGGGTGGTAATCGTCACCCTTGACTTCGTGGAAGAAGGAGTTGACGTTGACGCCTTGGTCGGGAGTCCCCATAAAAAACGTACTCGTTTCGTCGGCGTCCTCGGGGTTCTCCTTGAAGGGACAAACGGAGGGCGAGTGCTTCCAGAGTTTACGCCACGTTCCCTCCTGGCGGATGAAAGTCAAGTAACCTCCCTTTGGGAAGACGAGGCGACTGGAAGTTTGGAGTCGGGGTACGGACAATAGGAAACTGTACGTGTAGGGTGAGTACAAACAGCCTTCCGGGTAGAAGAGTTTTGGGTCGAACCCGAGGATTCGTTCGAAGTCGTCGGTGAACGTGACGTGGGCCCACTTCGACTTGGCCGCCATGTGGTTTCGTCCGAGGTCCTTGTTCTTGGCGCGAAAGTCGGCGTCGTTGTCCCACTTCCTCTGCCAGTTCTCGTTCCTGATGCTTCCCGACGGGTCCAAGTTCCTGTTCATGATGACGTAGACGCGGCCGCCGTGAAGGAATACCTTCAAGTTGGCACCTTGACTGTAGATTCTGTTGCGGACGGTTGGGTCCGTTTCAACGTCAAAGTCAATGTCCTCGTCGAGGACTTCAGAGTGAACTCGGATGGTTTTTTGTCCTTCCTTTTCTACTAGGGGAAGGGAGGCAGAAGGAAGGCGGATAACCTCCGTAAACTCGGAACCCGGACAAACCTTCACGCCGGCTTCAACGTCGAGAACCACACCTCTTAACTCTTGGAGTTCGAACGGTGGGTTAACGTCCCTCTTGTAGCCGACGAGAACGAGGCGTCCGTCCGGCGTCGCGTCTGAGACGTCCATGAGAGCCCACTGGGTCTCCGTCAAACCAAGAATTTCCCTCGCTCGGGCACCGTACGTTCCGTTCAGCGTATCTGTCTTTCTGGAAGGACGGTCGTCCTTCGTCTCGGGTTCAATCTTGAGTAGATTGAGGTCGTCGTCGTCCATGTCGGCCCAACTGATCGACTTGACTTGTCCAGGTCTGGTACCGAAGTCGTCTAGGGCGTATCCTGTAACTTGCGCGTAGCTCTTGCTCATTTTGATTTACGTTTACTTTTATTCCTGACTTTTATTTTCAAACTGAATCCCCAAGAAACCGTCATAAACGTAACGGACCCCACAAGAAAATGTACGAAGAAGAAGGAGAAAAGTTTCTAAAGGACAAGAACTGCGTGAGGGGGGTGACCGCCCTCCTTTCCGAGGACCCCGAACAACTCAAACTTATTATGAACTCGGTTGGAAAGAACAAGGCGGCGACCCGTTACGCGAGGACGATGGCTGCCGACAAGACGATCGTCAACATCGCCATCTCGACGTCGATGGCCGAGAAGAAGGCGATCGCACGGTCGTACGAAAACAGAAACAATACGAGGCAGACAACGGGTATCGTCTGCGCCCTCATCCAACCCACGGGTTATGCGAAGAAAACGTTCATTCCCATCGGCGATAAATTACAAGACCTAAAACAAGAACAAGTTAACGATAGGTATGGGTTCTATTACTCGACCCTTGGTGGACGTACGAACAAGTACGCCGAAAAGATTACGGGCCAACCCATCAAAGGGGAAATCTACTTTTATCTCAACAACGGGGACGATCTCCTTCCCGACGAGTTCGAACGCGACTTCCCCAAAGTCGTAACCTGGAAAAAAAAGTGAGTCCTTGCGATCGCAAGAAATTACTTGGATGTTGACAACAACCTCGCCGAAGTTGCCGTCGTCCACACGAACGTTGCCGTCGTCCCCGGGGGAATCGTGTAACTCGACCCCGAAACCAACGTGACCACGGTTCCCACCTTCGAGTTGTCGATCGTAAACTCCGAACCAACGACTTCGACCAAAGGGGGTAACACGGTGAGTTGTAGAGTTGGGTCCGAAGTGTTTACGACGTAGTACATCCCGTTCGTAGAAGTCACGGAAGCCGTCGTTCCCGTCGTCGGTCCGTTCGTCACCGTCCACCTCGGGAGAACGGCTGGCGTCCCCCAGTAAAAGAAGAGGACAATCCCAATTATTATCAAAATTATAACCAAAAATAACGCAATGTATCCCGCCCAACTCCCACTGTCACTTTGCCGGTGATGGTGGTGGTATTCCATTCGACGATCTTTTACGAAAGAAAAACCGAACGGATATTACGAATCCGTAAAGTCATGAATCTTTTAAGCCAGAACCTAGAAGTTTCGTCCATCTTGGGCGTTGAGGGTGAGTCGGTCAAGCCGGACGTAGAGGTCGACTTTTCGGAACTCGCCCTAGAACAAGACGACCTTCCTACTTACGAAGAGTACATGGAACCAACATTCCTCAAAGTCGAACGAGAGGCCCTCAAAGAGAAAGAGAAGATTAAGGCGAAGTTTTTGCCCGTCGACGAAATGAAAAAGATTAACCCAAATTACGTCCCGCGCGTACCGCCGAGGAGGATAACCGGCGAAGACGCCAACCAGTTGTTGAAAACGTTTCCCCCAATCCTGTCGGTTAGTGAGGAAGCGTCCCGGGTAGCCACCTCGCAGTACAAGGATTTCTACTTTGAAAGGATGGTACAAGAGGAATTTGCCCTCGAACCGTCGGAAGAGGCGTTTGACTTGTTCGTGAAGTTGCAAAACGCACACGCCACCCAAGCCCAACCCAAGGATGGGAGGATGATGGGAAACATTGCCGCCTTCGGGGAGTCTTGCGCGAACACACAAGCAACGTTGAAGACGAAAAAGAAGACTGGGGCGAGTTTGAGTACGGCCCTGAAGGGTGGTCTCCAAAACATCAAATCCCTCTTACACGCACAAGACTCACCCGCCGAAAAAACCATGACCATCCACTTCAACGAGAAAGTTACGAAACGACAGATCATCGACTTGGAAGCACAACTCGTTGGGACGACCCTTGCCGACCTCATCGACCGCGAACACACCGTCATCTCCAAACTCTCGAAGGAGTACGAGACGAACGGGTCCGACTTGCTCCCCCGAAACATCGCGCACGACGTCTACCTCCCGAAGTCCCGTTCCGTCAACCTCGACAACCCCTGCATTCGCCTCGCCCTCAAGAAGGACGAAATGTTCTCAAGACAGCTTACACCGTGGAAAATCGCAAAGATCGCGACGTCCCACGCCGAAATCGACCGATTAGTTCGCCTTATTCCAAGTTCTTTCAACGACGCGTTCATCGACATCTTTACGACGACCGAAGTAGACACCCAAGAGGACGAAGAAGATGGTCCGAACGACGTCACCCAACTCCTAGAAGTTGAGTTGTACTACAACATCTTGGAGAAACTTCGGAGTGTCACCCTCCAGGGAATACCCGAAATCAAACGGATCTCCCCAAAGTCCGTCGGCTACCACCAATTGTTTCGAGGCGTTCGCCCTCCCAAGAGAACAGAACAGGCCGAACGAATCCTCGAGTACGACTTGACGATTTGTGCGAACAACAACTACCCTGACCCCGGGTTCGTCGAGGACTCCCTGAGGAAGGCGGGAATCAAGATCAAAGAGAAGTTTTACCGCGAATTTACGGGAAGGTTGTACGGGTATTCGATTGGGAACTTACCCCGAGTTGGCGTCAACGTTACGAAGGAACGACTTGGTCCCCTGGCTTTCGACTTCGAAATCTACAAGACGAAGGAGGGTATCCTCTTGGTTCGGTCCGAACCAACCGACTTGACGGAGTTCTTCGAGCAAAACCAGTACGAAATCATCAGGGAAACGGAGGAAGGCTACTTGGTTCGACCACCCCGTTGCCGGACCTTACGCGACGCATTCTTCGAACTTGATTTAGTCGACCGGGAATACGTCTACGCCGTAACCGACGGAAGCAACATGGAGAAAGTCGTCTTGTACCCTTGGGTTGACACGAGTCGACTTACGACGAACTCCATCCCCGAAATGTTCCGATACTTCGGAATTGAAGTTGCGAGAAACTACTTCATCTACGATTACATCGCCAACAAGGAAGCCGTGAACGCGAACGCCCGTTCGGCCTACACGTACATCATCGCCGACGACATGACCTACTGGGGGGAACCCCTTGGCACGACATTCCACGAAAACGCGAAGAAGAAGGATAACGACTTCATCACTTTGTCAACGATTAGTCACCCAAACCAAGTGTACGCTTCGTACGCGAAGAAGAGTGGAGTCGCTTCCATCACGTCGAATCCCGTTTCCGTGACGGCGACTGGAGAGATCTTCGCGGGAACCAACATGCCGGGAATCCTCCGTCCGACGAAAGAGTCCGTGTTGAAGAGATTGAGAGACGCAAAGGAAAAGAAAATCGTCGTAAGAAGGAACGTCGCCCAAGTCGTACGAAACCGAGTCGAAGAAATCCTCCTCGAGAACGTTGACAAACTCCAAACCATGCCGTCCCAAAAATCCATCGTCCTCCCGTCCCTACTCCCCTCACCCGAAGTTGAAATCGTTCCCGTCAAAATCGACAGGACGGGTTCGACGAACCAAAAGGAGTATAGTATCGACTTCGTCGTTTCCAATTACACCCGCGACCTCGTCGAAGGCACGGAAGCCCCCGCGAGAGACGTCGACACCGAGAAGACCGAAAAGATTTCCCTAAGCATCATCCAAGAACAAGACTGCATTTTCCTTTTGAACCAAAAGAGGAAGATGACGACCGTAGTCCGCCTTCCCGTCGTCAAGAAACGACCCACCCTCGAGTTTACCGATTACCTCGACGAAGACGACGAAGAACAAGAGGAAGAGTTCGAGTTCTTCGGTACCCTGAAAGCCCAAACAAGATACGTTCCCTCTGCTGGAATCGAAACCGAGTTAATTATCTAAATTACACCGATCGTTGTAAATGGACCTTGAGAAACAAAAACTAGCCATTTCATCCGTGACTAACCGAAGGGATTTCCCTTCCTTCTTTCTTACCGAGGAGAAGTGGTGTGACCTTCAAGAACGGTTTTCCCACCGACGGATGGCCTGCGACAAGTGTTCCAGTTTCAAGGGGAAAATGAAACTTGACGGACACAAAATCGCAACCAAAAAAGTCGTCGAGAAGAAGTCGTTCTTACACTTACCGAAAGGACAAGAAGTTTTCGTCGACCCCGTGACTTATTTTATTCTTTCGAGTTGGGTGTGTTCTTCAGTTTGCGCGGGAGTCGTAGAAGTCTTCGACACGTGGTCCTGCTCGAAAACCCGAACATACGTCTTGGAGGATTGTGAACCCTACTCCGAAGAGTTCGAAAGGGAGTACTCAGACCAAGTAGACGACATTTTGTATGAACTAACCAAAGTTGGGTTCAAGTCCCGTCCCTTGACCAAGAGCGACTTCTTCGTAAGACACGTCGCGTTCTCCTTCATCGACGACCGAGGCAAACACCGGTCCGGTCCCGTAAAAATTTGCTTGAAAATTCCCTTGGAGTCTTCCTTCGTCGTCGGAGAAACAGAAGTCAAGAATTGTCACAGTTTGCAAGAGAGATTGTACACCTGTAAGGAACTCTCGGATTCATCCTAATCACTTCGATCGAAGTAATTGGAACCAGAACACCGGTCGAATTGTTCGGACGAAATGGATACCCTTCCTTCGGACAGTTTGGTTGAAATCCTCCGAGTCCTTCCCTTCCAGGAATTGATTCGTCTCACTCGAGTCAACAAGACGTTCGAGAAGGCAGTCAAAGAGAGCGAAACGACACGAAGTGAACGACTTGGAACCGAGTAATAAGAATCAAAAATAGAAATCATTTAGAATTCCTTTCGAAGACGCATAAGTTTTTTGGGTACGACCTCTCTTGTTGTCCCGGCGTCACGGACAAGGGACTGAAGTACTCGACGAATTGTACTCATTTGAGTCTCACGGGATGCAAGAACGTTACCGACGCGATGAAACAGAGCTTGAGAAAGTGAAGACAATTAATTACTTCGACCGAAGTAATTGGGACCAGAAGTTTGATCGAATTTTTCGGACGAAATGGACACCCTTCTTGAAGAGAGTTTGGTTGCTCTCACCTCACTCAACAAGACGTTCGAGAAGGTAGTCAAGGAGAGAGAGGAGGACGAAGGACGACCCACGGAGTGGTGATTGAAATACTTCGCGAATTGTACTTACTTGAGTCTCGCTAAATACAAAGTCACCGGTCAGGGATTCAGGTATTTGACCGAGTGTGAGGAACTGAATCTCAAGTCTTGTAGTTCAATCACCAACGAGGACGAAGGACGACCCGTGAAGTGGGGATTAAAGTATCTGGGTAAGGACGTATGGCAGCCGTAGGGTACACGGAAAGCGAGTCCAATGACCTCGAACTATTCGAAATCCATTAATCCTTTGCGTTCAAGTTTGATTCGATTCGTTCCGAGTCGTTTTCCAATCCTTCGATCGAAGGATTATAAGTAATTTATTTTCATTTCAACGGGAGTGTCGGACGGCACAATCGTGGTAACGGCGTTGACGGAAAGGTAGGAAAACTCGTTCCAAGACTCGGCGGAAATGACGGAATAAATTACGTCATTCCATTTCATCCTCGTTCCCGCCGTGAAGACCGTGTAGTTCGCCAACTCCCCGAGAAGACCTTCCTTGATTTCTGGAGTTCTAAACTCCGGGTTTTCGATCCAGACTGTCAGGGACTTGGCGATGGGAACTCGGACCAGTTTCAACGTCAACTTCCCACCCCTGGTCAAAAGGTTTTCGACGACGTAACTTGAAACTAAGACGACATTCTCCTGGTTGTGAAATTTCGAAGAAAGTTTCGCGACGAGTTTGACTCCGTGTTCATTCTCGAGTTCGAAGTAGAGTTGGTCTCCGTCGAGGAACCAGAGTTCACTCCCACGAATCGCCGTCCTCAATTCTTCCAAAAGGGACTTGGAAAGGACGATCTCGTCGGGGGCGACGTTCTCTTGCGAAGGTCGTAAAGTCACGGAAGAAAAGAAGGAACCGGACGACGGTCCGACCAACGAAAAGAATGGTTCCAAATCGAAGACGGGGTACGCCTCACCGACGACGCGACTTTCCTTCACGAGTTTGAGAAGACTTTTTACGGGATCCTTCTTCGAAAACAGGCCGGAAGTTAACACTCCGTTCCAAAGGATTTTACCGGACGCCATGTCGTCGATCTTGGGGGAGACGAGTCTCCCCCTCGTAAACGCCTCGTCAAATTCAAACAAGAACGTTCCCGTTTCCCTTTTTATCTTGATTGTCAACTTTTCTCCGTGACACACGGTCACTCCTGGATAGTGCTTGTCGAGAAAAACCAACGGACGGTCCTCGACAAAATCGACGGGTAAGATGGGTTCTCCAATGTAATTCCAAGACATTTATTTGGTCGGGATTTATTATTAATTTCCCGACATTCAGGGGAGAGTAAATGGAGAGAAATTTGGAAGATTTACCACAAGACGGAAACTCAACGGCAAGGTGGTTCGTGGAACCCGAAGATGAGAACGCCTTCTCTGGGGTGACCGCCGATTGGATCATTTCGACTGGGATTTGTGTCAACTATCCGAAACGAAGGGCACCTTCCGTTAAGGAACCCCTCCTCTGGACGACTCGTTCCCACTTGTTTCAAGGTCCGTTCAGTCGAACACTGAAGGGCTACCCTTCCGTTGAGGTCATGGACGAAATGATTTCGACTTTGCAAAGACTCTTGTCGATGCACCGTCACGGAACCGTTCTACAACCGCTCGCCGTAGTCACGGACAAGAACGAATTTTCGTTCATCGTGTACGACAGTCCATACGCCGACACGGACTACTACCACGTCGCACAGAAAAAGACTTTCAAGGACTACCAGATTCAGATTACAGATGGAAAGGACGTCCGTCCCTTGTTTCAGGCGTTGGTGTACCTCTACGACAACTGGGACGTTGAAGGGGCAACGATCGAAACCTTGAAGAAGACGTCGGAAAACTTCTTCCTCGACGTACTCAACCTCTACGTTCTCGGCGGGTCAAACCTCGGATCCTACGGAATGTTCGTAAACCTCAAGAAGGGGTTCCCGTTCATCGTGGGAATAACCCTCAAAAAACACAAGGAAGGTGCAATCGAAAGTATCGAGAAGCACCAAGACTTGAACTTCTTTTCCAAGTTGGCCTCCCCGAAAGTTACGACGGCCTGGACCCGCCTTCTCGGCACACGCGCAATCAAGAACATTGCCCTATTCTTCAGACCCCACCCCGACGATGGTCCGAAAGTCGCTGACAGAAAACGTGTCGTTTCTTCCAACCTCGGTGGATACGTTGAATTCAAACTAAAGAAGAAGAAGGGGTGGCCCCAGAAGAGCGACCTAAGCGAGATAGTTGACATCCCGGCGAATTTTATTCTGACCGACGAGGAAGAAATAGAAGTCGCGCCGCCGAGAATCACGACCCTCGTCGCCAACCGGAAGGCCGGCACTTACCTCGAGGGAGAAAAACAAACCCCGAAAAAAGTTGTCAGGCGCGAACAGGGCGACATGAAGGGGATGCGTACGTCGGGGGCAACTTACTACACGTACTCGTCCACGGGCGCCGACGAAGACTTTACTTCCAAAAACATGAGGCGTGCCCTGGAAGTCTACGTCCGACAAGGTAACTTCGAGAAGGCTTCGTACGCCGTGGCAGAACTCTGGGGACTGAGGAAGTTGAACTCAACGGAAGCCAGAAAGTTGTTTTTGACCTTGGCTTCGATCGCGTACCGCAACATCGGCCCGTACGACCCCGACTTGGTCCTAACAGTGTTGAACTTGACGAACACTTGGATGCCTTCGGTCAGGCCCTTGTCCGAAGACCGATTACCCCAGATAATTTCCATCGTTCGTTCAATGTGTGACTCCGAGAAGACGAGACGTCCTTCCTACGTTGATTACGAAATGTCGGGAAGTCTCGACAAGAACGAAGCCCCCGAACTCCTCGAAATCTACCGAGAACAGTACGTCGACGAAGCGGATTTTGTTGAAGGATTCTTCGTGGGAGAGGAAACGGAAAGAACCCAATACTTGAAGGTTGCAATTTATTCGTTATTCGACAAGAACGAAGAGACGTTCTTTTGGCTCGACGCCTACTTCGAACCAGAACAAGTGGGGATCATAAACCGACTCAGGATTACAAAAGTAAACTTCTACCCAAGGATAATTTTCGACGTTGTGAATAAAATTCTTGGGGGCGACGGGGTCAAAATATTCGAGGCAGCCTACAGGTACAATCCTAGTTACCATTTGTTCGTTTACTTGTGTTACATGGCCATCCACCGGGTGCCCTTGGGAGAGGTTATCACCCTTCCGAAAGTGGAAGAAGTCGACCTAGAATCCCTCGCCAGCGGAACGTACGACTTCGTCCTCGACGAGTACCTCGAAGTAACCCGTAGGAAAGACCACGCCTTCGACGACTGGAAAGCGGGCATGGAATACAAAGACGTCCTCATCACAAAACGCGAACTGAAGAAGTACACCGAAGATCCCCTCGCGATGATTAGAGATCAAATGTAGTTTTGTTGAACGACAAAACTTAATTAAATGGGACAACAACAACCAAAAGAATTTTCGCTTCCAAAAGGGCCTTGCGTCTACATCCTCGAGTTGGAACACGGGAAGTACTACGTCGGGAAAACAAATAACTTACAAAAACGACTTTTGGATCATGAGATGGGAGGAGATCGGGCCTCGGAGTGGACGAAACTGCATAAATATAAACGACTTGTTACGTGCACGACCATGACTTCCGACTTCGACGAAGATAAGATAACAAAGGAGGCCATGTACAAGTACGGAATCGACAACGTTCGGGGCGGAAAATACGTGCGAGTCACCCTATCACCCGAAGAAATAAAAGTCATCCAAGACGAAATCTCCCACGCGAAAGGCGAGTGTTTCGTCTGCAAAAAGACAGGACACATCTCCAAGTACTGTCCGAAGAACCAAAAGAACGGCCAGGACGTTCCAAAGACGACGGCGAAAAAGAACGGTTTGTATTGTGAACGATGTCATCGGAATACCCACGTCGAGGCCCAATGCAGCGCATTTACAACATTCGAAAAAGCGAAACTTTGTCGGGGAACGACCAAGGCAGGAGCAAAGTGCAAGAAGACGATCGAAGAACAATATGACTATTGCATCTATCACAAACCAAAATAACTCAAATTCTTCAATCGAAGAATTCAATTCAACACTGTCATTCTTTTCGGAGTTCCATTTTGGCCCCTCCGTCATCCGAGTGCACCAAAGTATATTCAAACTAACGCAACTGGTCAAGTATTTTAGTCCGTCGTCGGTGATTTTGTAGCAACCGGACAGATCCAAGTGAGTACATCTAGTCAAGTATTTCAATCCATCGTCCGTGATTTTCTCGCAACAGGAGAGATCCAAACTAGTACATCTAGTCAA